GGACTAGGATTCTCAGTTGAATCAAAATATACATTACATCTCCCAGCCGTAAATGAGCACTTTGAATTAAGTGAAACAACAATAGTTGTTGACGACTCAAAGGGTGGATGGGCAAAGTCATTTAGGGAACTGCTTGCCCTACTTTGGCAGGGACAGATTCCAAACTTTGATGTGTCAAAGGTTAGGCCAGCAGGTGCCAGACTAAAGACGTTTGGCGGAAGAGCAAGTGGACCAGAGCCACTAGTAGAGTTATTTCAGTTTACAACTAGCATATTTAAGAACGCAGCTGGAAGACAACTGACCCCTCAAGAATGCCATGACATTATGTGTAAGGTTGGTGAAGTAGTAGTTGTTGGCGGAGTAAGGAGATCAGCACTGATTTCACTATCTGATATAAACGATAGAGATATGGCTAAGTCAAAGTCTGGAGCTTGGTGGGAAAGCGCTCCACACAGAAGACTTGCAAATAATTCAGCTGTGTATGACTCAAAGCCATCAGTTGGAGTATTCTTAGAAGAATGGAGTGCACTATATGAATCAAAGTCTGGCGAAAGAGGAATTTATAACAGAGAAAATGCGAGAAGATCTGCAAAGAAGACGGGTCGTAGAAACGCTGATTTGGTGCAAGGCCTCAATCCTTGTGCTGAGATTAACCTCCGCGAATACGGCCTTTGCAACCTTTCCGAAATCATCGTTGAAGCAGACGACACGCTAGAGTCGCTACTTGATAAAGTTGAAACAGCAACGATCTTTGGAACACTGCAGTCAACGCTTACTAGGTTTAAGTACCTAAGAAAAATCTGGAAGGATAATGCTGAAGATGAAAGACTACTTGGTGTTTCTCTTACTGGACAGTTCTCGCATCCTGTTTTAAATGGATCTGAGGGTCTTGATAAAACTGCAGAGTGGCTTAATAAAATGAGGGAGCATGCAATTTTAGTTAATGCAAAGTACGCTAAGTCATTAAAGATTAACCCATCTGCATCTATCACAACAGTTAAGCCAAGTGGTACAGTTTCACAGCTTACAAACTCTGCAAGCGGAATGCACCCTTGGCACAGCGAATACTACATTAGATCAGTCAGAGCAGATAACAAAGATCCATTGACACAGTTTATGAAGGATCACAGTATTCCATGTGAACCAGACGTTATGGCTCCCGATACAACTTCTGTATTCTCATTTCCAATTAAAGCTCCAGCTGGTGCAATAGTTGCAGATAACTTAACTGCTATTGAGCATCTAGAAATTTGGAAGGTTTATAAGCAAAATTGGACAGAGCATAACCCATCTATTACGGTTTCAGTTGATGAGCATGAATGGGTTGAGGTTGCAAACTGGGTGTATGATAATTTTGATGATGTTGGCGGAATATCATTCCTACCTAAGTCAAATCATACATATAAGCAGGCCCCGTACCAAGAGTGTACAAAGGAAGAGTATGAAGAAATTCTATCTAAAATGCCAGCAAGCATTAGGTGGCAAGATCTAGCATTATATGAATATGAAGATAATACTAGTGGCTCACAAACCCTGGCCTGCACTTCTGGATCATGTGATATTGTTGATATTGCAGTTACAGAACCGCAGGTTGGTGTATAATATACATCTTGACTGTTCTCCTGTGGTAAAATTGCTACAGGAGGATTTTCAATTTTATGGAACATAGAGAACTAGTTCTTTCCAAAAAGCCAATAGCATATTATCCATTGGACGCAGATTTACTTAACTATGCAGATACAGGTGTATATAATGTAGCAGGCAATAGCCTTGTATATGATGGATCAACTAACGATGCTACTGCAACAATATTTTTTAAAGGTCAGCCACTTGTTGCAGGATTAAAAAATGCATGTGCATTTAAAGACAACGCTGGATATATAGACTTTCCCACGCATGGCGCATTTGCTAAAAACGGACTAGGAAGAGCAATCTCCATTGAATTTTATTCACTTTCTGAAACATCATTAGATGCTAATAGGAATGCATCTCCATCTACCATTGCAGAATCCCCCACATCTGGATTATGGGTTCTGATGGCATATAGAAATAATTATTATTTAAGGGTTAAACCTACGTCTAACTCACTTATAAAAACGGTTAGAGTTAATGCTGGACAGGCAAATAGGCCAAAGCAAATAGTTATTTTATGGACTGAGGATAAGGTTTCATTTTCTATAGATGGCATTATGTCTGACTCAATTGATATATCTGAAATGGACTGGACAGCAAATAATACATCTTCTATAAGATTACGTGGGTCAGGATCAAGTTCAGCATCATTTAAAAGATTTTCTCATGTAAATGCATTATCTGTATTTCCATATGTATTAACTGGGCAGGAGATTGAAGATTTACGTGCTGCAGCATGGCAAGATAATGAGCCATATAAGCCAGTTGCAGCATATGGCGGAGACTTTATATCATGTAATGGTCTTAATATAAAAAGAAATGGTCAGTTGACAATATCATCAAATGATGATTTTAAAAATAATTATAGTCTTTTAGGAATATCAACAACAGATGACTACATTGGTTATCCAGATTATATTTTACCAGAATATACGTCAGATATATCTTCAAACATATCAACACAAAATGGATTTACAACATTAGCAATAGGGTCAGGAAAACATGTTGACTATGGATCAATTGATCAAATAAAAGGTATAGATTCGTTCGGAGTACTGATTGCAAATAAAGGAGTTGGCGGCTATGTAACAAAAGAGTATGTATTTACACTTCAGTCACAAAGCTCATTCCTCGGATTTTATACAAACTCAGATGCTATATATTATGACTTTACAGATTCAATTACTGGAGAATCAAGCTTAAATAATTTACTAATCTCTGGCATAGGTTCATATAACCCTGCACAATTTTTCTTTATAGGGTTATCTAAAAGAACAAATCAAATAATAGCTGGCGCAGCAACTGGAGGCACTCTTAATGTTTATGCCCTAACGGGAGTGTCATTTCCACAGGCGTCATCATTCTTTGGTCAAACAAAAATGAGGATTGGCGGTGACTTAAGGGTTTCACTTGATACATCTACTCACTTTACTGGATTCTTTAGAAGTATAATTTTCGGGACGCCCGAAACTTCGCTTATGAACACTGGATTTAATTTGTTTGCACCATCAGTAAATTCAACACATTCAAATGCCTCAATATCATATAGCGGCAGATGGTCAGGCAACTGGATGATTCCAACTGAACTAATATCAGCATGGAATGGAACAACTACATCGCCAGGATCAATTGTCGGATATCTAGATGGAGACGCAGCGGGCAATTTATCATTTAACTTACTTTATGGAAACGGAAGTACATCAAGAAGTGTACCAACGTTTGCTACTGCAACATATTCAGCAAGTGGCGTAAGTAATGGTGTAAGTAATATAATGAATCTAAAGGTTCCACCATCATCAGATTCAACAGGAACATATTCATGGATAAATATTAATCCCAACGTGTATCAAGCTCCATACGTTTATCCAACAGTAAATGGGGTAGACCTAGTTAGTTATAAAGTAGACGCTAACGGATATGTTGATATAAAGGATGGAAGATCACAATTTACACTAGAAGCATCTCCATATATGATTGTTCCACCCGGCGAAATGAATGCTCACAGCAGGGGTCCAAACGATGGACTAAGAAATACATCTGGCGCAAATGCAACTACTGGAGAACAGCCTAGAATAGTACTACCAGCAGATAAAACTCTGTATGGAATATCTTTTATGGCATGGATTGATGCTGATCCACAGGTTCCAGTATTTACATCAAATACATCATTTCCAATACAAGATTTTTTAACTATAAAAAATAGTTCATCAACTGACGTACTTAGGCTAGCCTTGAGGTCATCAGCAACATCAAGATACTTTGGTGTTGATGTACTTGCGCCAGTTGGAAATATTGCTAACACGACTGGAACTAGGATTTATATAAATGGAGAACATTACGCCTATTCTCTTTTTGCAAGTCCAGGTACCCCAACAGTTGACGGTAAACTAAAAATAAACGCATGGAATCATTTCTTTATATCATTAGAAACTGCAATAACTGGAGGAGGAACTATATTATTTGATAAATCAGTTACAAATAACTCAGCATACTTCTCAAGTTTTGAGTTGGGCGTATCTCTAAACGACATTGCAGTATTTACAGACTCCATAATGCCCCTTGCACCAGGAAACAGTACAGCTGTTAATAATATTGCAAGCGCATTATCTAGACCATATATAAAAAATCTTGGCTCGCAAGTATTGTATAGCGGAAACGAAACATTAACTGCAAAGTCTGGAGATGGCATTTCTAATCAATCAGACAAACAATGGAAACCACTTATAAGTTAAAATGTGGTAAAATTATGTAATGATTAATCCAAAAAGAACAGTTCAGGCGGTAGATGACGGTATAGACATTGGCGTTTATATGTGGAAATTTGCCGATGGGTCGTATTTGTCAGACGGAGACGGCAATTATCTCAATATTGCTGGCCGTAGACATGACATTGAAAAGATGGCAAAGCTTCAAGAAGTTGTAAAGCATTACGGTATTGAAGATGGAACTGTAATATTTATGCCAGGAATGACTAGAGTTACAGACGAAGAATACGCAGACGATAAAGAAAGATTTATGGAAGGCAAAACTACTTACGGAGACTTTGGAGCATTTAAAGATGGCAACAAGAATAGAAGAAGATAACGTTACACCAGACTATGAGGTGTCTATCTCTAACATAGAGTTAGATGACGACTCCACTGTGCTTATTGATGTATTTAATACAGAGCTTGAGGGCCTTAAGCATTTTGTTAAAAACAACAGAAATATTGTAAGAAGAATTGATACAAGAATTAAAAGCCAAAATGATGAAATAAAAAAGGCCGAAGCCAACCCTAAATCAAAGCAAATTGTTTTAACAGAAAATGCATATTCTCTATTTGACGTAATAGAGCCACCATATAATCTAGCAACGCTCGCTAGACTATATGAGGCATCTGCACCAAACTATGCAGCAATCAATGCAAAGGTTTCACACCTAGTTGGCCTTGGCTATGATTTTGAAACAGATAAATCAATAATGTCATCCCTTGACGAACTTGCAGATGACACTTCAAGACAAAAGAGACTTAAGAAGATTGATAAAGCAAAGTTTGCAATGAAGAAATGGCTAGACTCAGTTTGTGAGGACAGGTCTTTTGTTGATGTAATGAATAAAGTAGTTATTGACCTAGAGGCAACTGGCGCAGGCTACATTGAGGTAGGAAGAACCGTTAGGGGAGACGTTGGATACATTGGACACATTCCCTCTCACACAATTAGAGTTCGTAGAGCAAAAGATGGATATGTACAAATGGCAGATGGAAGAGCTATATACTTTGCAAAGTTTGGAGAATCTTCCCCATCACTGAATCTAATTGACACGGGGGCCCCAAATGAATTAATTCAAATTAAAAAGTTTACTCCAACAAATACATACTACGGAGTTCCAGATATTGTTTCAGCAAAAGAGTCTGCTTATGGCCTTATTGCTGCAAACTCATATAACTTAGATTATTTTAACAACAAGGGTGTGCCTAGATATGTTGTATCCATTGAGGGCGCAAAGCTTGATGCAAGATCAGAAAAGTCACTACTTGAATTCCTTAGAGGGCTAAAGGGAAATCATCACAGAACAATAGTTGTACCACTTCCTGCAAATCCAGCAACAGGAGTTACCCCCAAGCTAAAGTTTGACGCAGTTGAGTCAGATATTCAAGAGGGTTCGTTTACAAAATACAAGACGCAGAGTAGAGACGAAATACTTATGGCGCATAGAACTCCAGCAAATAAGGTAGCAGCCACTGGAGATTCGTCTCTTGCAAACTCAAGGGAACTTGATAGATCGTTTAAAGAGCAAGTAATTAGACCTCAGCAAGAATTGATTGAATCAAAGGTAAACTGGATAATTGAAGAAAAGACTGACCTATTTAAGCTTACATTCAATGAGTTTACACTTACAGATGAGGACACCCAAAGTCAAATTGATGAAAGAGACCTAAGAATGGGCGCATTGCTTCCAAACGAAAGAAGATCTAAGCTTGGGCTTCCGCCACATGATGAAGGGAATACTCCAGTTCAATTGACTGCACAGCAAAAAGCAGATCAAGCAGCTACAGCAAGACAGTCAAGAACAAGAGATGCAAATAGGTCGGCAAATGCTTCAGATACTCAAGGCGATTCAAGAAATCCACAAGGAGAAGGAAGAAGAGTACCGTAACTTTAGCCTCATAAATAAAAATACGATACAATTAAAATCAAATGGAAAAAGTAAATCTTTCTACAGATAACCAAATCCAAATGACAATGGGGTTCTCCAAGGTAGACGCAGAGAATCGCAGAGTTAGGGGATTTGCGACTTTTGATAACCTTGACAGGCAAAATGATATTGTACTATCCAGTGCATCAGAAACTGCATTTAAAAAATTTGCAGGAAACATTAGAGAAATGCATGATAGTAAAAAAGCAGTAGGAAGAATGGTTTCATTTGAAACTACAAAGCAGTTTGATCCAGCAACTGGACAAACCTATAACGGCGTAGTTGTTGACGTATATGTATCAAAGGGGGCCCAGGACACCTGGGAGAAGGTTCTTGACGGCACGCTAACAGGATTTAGTATTGCTGGGCCAATCATTGAATCTGAGCCTGTGTATGACGCTCAAATTGAAAAGACCGTAAGAGTAATTAAGCAATATGAACTAAATGAACTTTCCCTTGTAGACACACCAGCCAACCAATTAGCAAGTGTTGTCTCAATAGTTAAAATGGCAGACGGATCATCACACATTGAAGGAATGATTAGTAAGACTTCTTCTTCAAATGTTTTCTTTTGCGAAGCCGACAACATTACAATTTTAAATAAAGCAGACAACAACGAATGTCCAGTATGTTCTTCAGATATGACTAACATTGGCTGGGCAGAAAGCGGAGAATCGGAGAGCGATATGATCAAAAGTCTCCTCGCTAAATTTAAGAGCGAGAAGTTAGAAAAGAATGGAGGTACTGAAACTATGGCAGAAGCCGTTGAAGAGACTGTTGAGACCCCAGTGGTTGAGAAGTCTGAAGACACAGCGGAGGTTTCCGAGGCTGTTGAAAACACTGATGTAACTACAGAAGAAGTAGAAAAGTCAGAGACAGTCGAAGAGACCTCTACAGAGGAAGTAACTGAAGAAATTTCATTTGAAAAATCAGTAACTGACTCAATCTCTGCGCTAGCTGAACAAGTTAGTGCAATCGCAAAAGCCCTAGAGACTGTAACGTCTAGCGTTATTGAAGTTACAAAGTCTGTAGGCGAAGTTCAGGAAAATCTGAGCGGACAAGTTTCCGTTGTAGAAGAACTCAAAGGTGTCGCTGGAGACGTTGCAAAGCGTCTTGACACAGTTGAAGACTCTACTGCGGTAAAGAAGTCTGCTGAAGTTGGGCCTTCAGCAGATGGTAAGATCGAAAAGTCTCCAGAGGAAATTTCCTTCTGGGGACAGCGTTTTGTTTCCAAAACAAACTTCTAAAAGAAAGGCAGGTGAATAAAGGGAAAATGAGCGATTTAAATGAAGAAACTCTAGAAAAGGCAGTCAATGCTGCTTCAGTTATTTCTCCACTAACATCTCCAGGCGCTATGACATCAAGTGGCGGCTCCGGTAACCTTGGTGGTGTACTAAATCCTACTCAGAGCACACGCTTCCTAGACTATGTCTGGGACAGCATGGTTTTGGCAAAGGATGGACGTAGAGTAACGATGCAGGGTAACACTGCCGACATTGATAAGATTCGCGTTGGACAACGCTTGGTTTCAAAGGCCACACAGGCTGATGGTGATTTTACAAACAAGGCTCCAGCCTTTACAAAGGTTAGCATTGTTACCACCAAGTTCCGTCTTGACTATGAACTTTCAACCGAGTCTCTTGAAGACAACATTGAAGGTGGAGCTCTTGAGGACCACGTAGTAAGACTAATGGCACAGCAATTCGGTAACGACATTGAGGACATTGCTATTAACGGTATTACTGGTGGATCTGAAAACACGTTCCCAGGAGCAATCCAGGGGTACACATCATCTCCATACTTGAACACTCTCAAGGGATTTGTTAGTCAAGTAAATGATGCTAGCGATACAGGTCATGAAAGTGCTGGTTCATTGGTAAGTGCATCCACAACGTGGGATGTCACCTCTACTGGTGTATCTGCAGGCAACGATAAGGTAGATCTTGATCTATTTTCAACCGTCTACAATAACCTGCCCCGCAAGTTCAAGGTGAATCGTGGCAACTTGAAGTTTTATGCTTCAGGTAAGTCTATTGCAAACTTCGTTGACACTCTCCGTACCGTTGGTACCGTTCCCGAGGAAGTAGCTACCAGAGTAATTGATGGCAACGTTCCTCGTGTTGGTGGTTCAGCTGGTGCAAGATACCAAGTCTATGGTATTGACCTCGTTGAGGTTCCACTATACCCAGACACATACATTGATCTAACTGTTCCAAGCAACCGCGTTTGGGGCTTCCAGAGAGATGTAACGGTATACCGCGAGTTTAAGCCAAAGAAGGACACTGTAGAATACACAGTCTTCGTCCGCTTCGGTGTACAGCTTGAGGAGAAGTCATTGATTTCTGCAATCAAGGCCAAGGTCGCCTAATCTTAGGTGATTAAATCAAAGGGGAGGGGCTTAGCCCCTCCCCTTTGGTATATCAAATGATATAATTAGTAATATATTTAACTTTATGAAGGAGAATTTAATGAGTTTTGATAAGATGACAGTGCTTCAGCTAAAGAAGATTGCATCAGAAACTGGCGTTAATGTTGATAACGCCAATAAAAAAGTTGAGATTATAGAGGCTCTCAATGAAAATGGAGTAACTTTTGATTACTACAGCGAAAAGTTTATTAATGCAGAAAAAGGCGAAAGCCTTGTAAATAAAGTTGTGGACGAAGTAAAGGAACAGCCAAAGGTAAAAGACGTAACTAAGTCAAAAAAGACAGTACTCAGACTAGTAACTGGCTGGAGTACTTTACAAACTGAATGGGGAACGGCAACGCAGGCTTCACCATTTATTATGGTAGATTCTACAGAGGTAGATGCTGCAACAAAGTCTGGCGATTTTAAGGTTGCCACACCAGAGGAGGTTGCCAAAGCATACGGCATTGATAAATGATTCAATACACAATAGACTATGGAATTAGTAAAACTATTCAGTATTCTCAAAATGCAGCGGTAGGAAACATATCTGTATCATTTACCGACCTTACATATGGAGACGTTGTACATACAGTTTCATCACTTGCGCCACAGTACACTGGATCATATGTAATTACATTTCCTGCAGTTAAAAACATTGTTGACAGAGATATGACAATGACAGTTGTTTATACAAACTCATCATCACAACAAATTACTGAATCATTTAATGTTAAGTTTAGAAGGCCATATGTAAAAACATCTCAGATAGCATCAGAGCTTGGACTAACAATTGTTGGAGAGCCAGAAGCATCAAATGAGGTTACTAGAGCAAAGCTTGAGCAATATGAAGCATATGCATTTGAAAGAATCAATGCAGTTACAAATAACTACTTTAATAAAACATTTAATAGATCTACATTTTACGGTAACGGAACAGATTCAATTGCCATAGACTCTCCAATATCTTCAATTGAAAAGGTATGGAATGATGATGAACTTTATTATGACAAGGCGGGCCCAACCTACACAGTTGGCTTAAACTATGTAACTGGAGATGACAAAAGAAATATCTTTGTAAAGGATGTATCTGGAGCAAGTATTACGAGAGACCCATACGGATATGTATATCCAGAATATAGATATCCAGTATTTAATAAAGACAATAGATATAAGATTCAATTTATATCGGGCTATGAGGAAATTCCCCAAGCC